TTAATCCGGACTTTCCGGCAGCCCTTGTTCTCTTAATGCTTTGATTCTCTGTTTCATTTCCCATATTGCAATTTCTTCGTTGGATTCTTTATATTTAGGCTCATTATCATGTGCTATCTTTTCTGAAATAGGCTTTTCAACATAAGTAGTTCTTGCTTTGTCTCCATTTAAGCAATGGTCTATTGCAAAGATTAATGCAGATATTCCATAATCTCTCCACCGTTGCCATGAATTCCTATCTTCTTCCTCTTTTTTGAGTTTATATCCTTTGTAACACCACTCTAATTTCTTAGGATTCAGATGTTTGAACTCTTCTATCGAAATTCCCATGGAAAAAGCAAATGGAAAATATTCTTCCCATATTATTTTGTGCCAGTCGATTTCTTCTTGTGGTCCTGTGGCATCTTCGTTACCTTGCTGTCCTCTTTCTCCATCTCTTCCTTGGTCTGCGTCATCATTTCCGTCAGACCCGACAGTTCGAAAAAACCGTCTTCTTTCATACAGTCTGTCAGTTCTCCATACAGCTTCACAAAAGACAGACCGTTTGCTTTCATGTATTCTTTCATTAAAGCATTGGATTCATCCGGTGTAATACCTTCATGGTTTTCGATAAGACCAGCATAAAAAGCCGTTTTGCATACATGAGGAAATTCTGCAAGCATATATCCGCTACCATCTACAATTTCTTCTGGTGTGGGTTTCTGTACATTTTTTGCTTTTTTAGCTACATAGCCACCGGAAAGCATAAGAAACATCTTTTGAATCAAATCCTTGCACTCCACAGCGCCGAATCCAAACTCTAAAGTATATTCAACATCATTAACTAAAATCTTCTTCATAAAAAAATATCCTTTCCCCAACATTTTGTTGGAAAGGAGCCGCCCGAAGACGGCTCTCTTTTGCTTAAATCAATGTATCATCTACCGTTTCATCATTGTCAGTCACGGCAGTGTTATTTGTTTCTGACTGACTTTCTATTTTTTTGTCAGTGTAATTGCTGTGGGATAACCGTTTTCGTCTTCGGTTACTGCAACAGTGTAATTATCTTCAATCCACTTCGGTACAGTAGCCTGTGCAATCGTAGCAGTTCCGGTCAGATGATCGTCTGTTGCTTCGTCCGGTGCAAAACTTTCCTGACCGATAAATGCACAAATACCCTCTGAACCTTTTCCGTCAGTTCCATACAGGATGATAAAATCGAGTTTCTTTCCCTCGTTTGTCACCATTTCATCCTTGTACTTTTTCTCAAATGCTCCTTGCACTTCCATACTGTTAGCGGCTCTACGACCCATTTCCTGCGTCTCTACCAAATCTTCCAGTGTAGAAGTATCCACCATGTTCTGACTTCCGAACGGTGAAGGAATACTTTTTGCTCTAATAAGCAGTTTGTAAGTTCCTGCCCAGTACTCACCAGTAGCAGCACTAGAACTAGGCTCTTTATAGGCAATTCTTGATTTTAAACCAGTAGCCATATTTACCTCCAATTTTGCATAAAAAATAGAGCCTTTCGGCTCTGACAATAGTTACAATATATCATCAGCATCTACACTTCTTCTGAACCGTGCAGTGCTTCTGTATGTGTCCTGCGAAGTATTGCTAAACTCCGGCATGGACGTTATCTGAAACCGCAAACGTTTAAAAAGTCCGGCAACCGTAGCCATGATGGCTTCAGCTTCTTCCTGACTCTTGTTTGTTATCACATCCACCTGGTACGATGCTGTGATTCCATTGATAGACCGTCCTTCAAGGTCTTGTCCTGTCTCTGTGAACGGCATAGCATGAAAGTAAACTGTAGGAAATGTGGGTTCTGACAAATCCTTGCTTTTGTCCGTTACATACGCTTTAGGATGGCTCTGCGGTATTTTCATTTTCAAGTATGATGCAATCTTGACTTTGAAGTCTGATACCCATTGATATTCATTAACCGCCATTTCCAAACACCACCTTTGCTGTCTGTAATACAATTTTACGAAGTTCTATTGCAGTCAGGTACATAAAAGGTCTTGAAGGCATACCTTTTGTTATATGAAGTTTTCTGTCATCTCCGATATAACTCCAGTAGTATTCTCCGGCTTTCACATAAGTGCTTCCATGCACTTCAATGTCTTGTAATGCTTGCCGAATTGTTTTACCGGAGTTGTATTTCCATGTAACACCTTCCGGCAAAGGATATGGATATTCTTTCTTTCCACCCATGCTACCAAGAGTACCAAACTCCACAAACAGAGCATGATCCGTACCTGCAACCACCGCCCAAACACCGCCACCTTTTACAGAACCAACATAATCTGCATGAATGCTCCGTAAAAGTTCTTGATTAAAGATAGCGTCAAGGTCTGCAATCTGTACTCTAGCAATCTCTACGCCCTTTTCTGCCAGTGTTTCAGCCAGTAGCCTACATTTATACTCTAAGCTATTTTCATAGTCTTTAAGAGCCTTTACAGCCGCTTGTATGGACTTTTGGTCAAACAGGTTGATATTGATTGTCTTTTCCATATCACTTCACCGTCTTTTGCAACAAAAACAAATCTGCTGTCAGTCCCTCGTCTGCAACGCCTTTGACAACATAGTCCGCAGTCTTGTTGTCCACAAGTCCGTCATCGTCACGACCTACTTCTGACTTCTTCCAGATAACATCTCCTGCCTTAATCGGCAAATATCCTTTATCGGTAACAATCTGACAATAGGAACTGGAATCATCAATACCAAATTCCTTTACCAGTACTTCTGACAACTTATTGCTGATATTGGCAGAAAAAGGAACAGGGTCAGAAAATCCGATAGCTTCTCTCAAAACTACTGGAATCTTTTCACCGTCAACATCGATGTACTTAATGTTTCCATTTTCGTCACGGTCGTAGATTGTGACTTTCTCACCCTGTTTGGAATACTTCATTTTTTGCTTATTTGCTTCAAGCATCTTTCTTCACCTGTTTGTAAATCTGATTTACCCCGGTGCTTGCCAAACCGGAAACAATGCCGACCGCAATAGCATTTAGAACATCATTTGCCGGAAAGTCGGGAATCACATACATTCCTACCACTCCAAGAATACCACCGACAATGCCAACAACAACCGGGATGTAGTTATCCTTAATAACCGGAATAAGCTTCGCTCCAATACCGGCAAGATAGCAAATAACCACGATTGCAACACAAGTTCCTACCTGTGAAAAATCCATCATTCCTTACCTCCGTTCTCTTTAATGTTAAGTCTTTCCTCAATTCCATCAAGTCTATGATGTGCAGATGCCGTACTGGCTTCAACCTTTGTCAGCTTCTGTTCATGCTCTGCAAGCTCTTTCTTCATCTCTGAACGCTCGCTTTTCATTTCATTGATAGTATCAAGGATGGTGTCCAGTTTCATGTTGATGCGTGTGTTTTCTTTCACACGTTCCTCAATATCCTTTGTGTCTGTTCTTTTGCTGTTTTTCAGACCAATGTAGACGGAAAAACCGAGTGATAACACGCTTATAATGATTGCTGTAGATAACTCTATAGTCACATCATATACCGCCTTCCTAGTTTGTTGGCACACCGCCCACCACCCTTAAAGTGTGCCGCCTGCAACCTTATTACTGGAATCAGTAACATGGTCACGCACAATCTTCTTTTAATTACAATACCTTTGCAAATGGAAATACGCCAACAAACAGATCCTCGCGGTCTCTCCATGTTCTCGACACTCCATTCTCTGAATAGCTTGCCATGAAGTTTTCACCGGCTTGCGATCTGTCATACACGACAAGATTAACCACCACAGACTGAAATTTTTTCATATCCGCAGCAATCTTCTCTTCCGTGTAGCTTTCCGGGTACATTCTCTTTGCTCTGATGTCTGCTTCTGCTTGACTGATAAGTTGTTCCAAAAGAGGATTTTCTTCCAAATGGTCAAACACGACCTCGGAGCTTTCAGAATCACTTTTAGAATCAATATGAAATTGTTTCAGACGGATTTTTACTTGCTCCAAAGTCGTATATTCTGCCATGTGTTACCTCTTATTCATCCTTTGCAGTTACCGTAGTAATACCTGCCTTTACTGCTCTGTAATTAGGATCACACTCGATAATCATAATTTCCTTGCCGGTTGTTGCTTCAATTTCAGAAGTGCCATCCCAAGTAGCATACGTCTTTACATTTCCAAGATAAGAAGGTAATTTACAATCATCTGCTACCTTGTATTTGTAAGAATTGTCGCCGCTTTTTGCAGGGGAAACGCTTACTTTCGTGTATCCATTAGTTGTTTGGCTTGCAGTGCTGTTCACTACCAATGTATCCAAACCGCTTTCTCCTTCGGTTAAAGTACCGATTACGATTCCATAAGGGTTAGGAATTACAGGAATAAACACGCCACTAGCCTTAGTCCACTCAGCAACCGGATCAGGAGTTGCCCACTGGGAAATAGTAATGAATTGCTTTTTGGATAAGCTTGTAAATGCGCTTGCCTTTTCTTCTTCCGGAGTTACGCCCCAAAGTCCAGTACCAATCTTTCCGTTTCCAGTAGATACATAAAGAGTAAATACATTATCCGGTAAAAATCTCTTGGGAGTTCTCGTTGTATTTTCCTTGTTGGCAATTCCGTACATATCATCATCAATTACCATGTTCAGACCATACAGGCTAAGTAACAGATTTGCCACTTCTGCCGGAGTAATTGCCATTCCAACGAAATTAACTCCCTTAATAGCTTTCATGATTCCTTCATTCTTAAGCATATAAGAGCGCATTTTGGTAGAAGTCAGTGCGGTATTGACAACATATCCTTTGTCAAGAGCCATCTGAACCATGTCTGCAATATCTCCAAGGATATCATGGGTAGGATCTTCCCAGCCTTTTAGTGCCTTGAACTTATTTACTTTGAAGTCAATAGCAAAATTGAGACCATTTTCGTTAATGGTCATCTTACCAGTAGACATAACCTCCATTTTTGCGATTTCAGTTCTTGTCTTAACAGAATCAGACAGCCGACCCATATCGTCATATACATAGTCAATCAGGTTGCTTTCTCTTACACCATGATTCAGCAACTGGCGTAATCTTTCAGACTGGTTGATTTTTTCCTTAATCAGCAGCTTTTCTATGCTTACTTTTTCAAATCCGGGTCTTACACCAATAGCAGCCTCGGTATCAAATGCGTGTACCATTGCTGCGGTAGGAAGATCCATTCCCTCGGAAAGTCTTTCGTACTCTGCTTCAAGGTTCTCGGTCTTGATATCAGGGAAAAGACGGTCACCTACATAATTTCTTGCGATAGAATAGTTTTGGGAAAAATCCAATCTATCCTTGTCTGTAATCATAGATAATACACTGGGCATATTTATTTACCTCCGTAATTTAATCAAAATAGATGCCATTTGCCTTAAGGGCAGTCTCCGCACCGCTGTCAACAGTTACAGGAAGATTTTCCTTAATTACTCTTCCGGCAATGATTACGGAAATAGGCTTTTTTTCGTCATCCGTAATATCAACATCCTCAAACACAATTCCCTTCGCAGAGGAATTATTTGCGGGAACTACGGTTCCAGCTTTAATGATTTTCTTGTCATCTACCGTAGTAGCCATTGCCTTAGTGCCCTCAAAAGTCTTTAATACAAGTCCAACCTCGCTGGACAAAATGTTTACACCAGATGTATAACTGGTAGTCTTCATATAAGCCATTCTTATACCTCCAAAATTACTGTTCGATTACATAGCGTTGATTGTACTTTTTAGCCATTTCAGCGCCTTTACTTTCAGTTCCACCATTGCCGCCAGCACTACCGCCGCCCGGATTTGTGGTTCCGTTTGCAATTTCCTGCTCTTTAGCCTGTGCCGCAGCAGTCTCTTTATCAGAGATAATCTTTCCGAGTACTTCGTAGTCAAAACTGCCGTCATCCTTGATAACCTGTGATGCCTGTTCAGCAGAAATGTTAAACTTGGATGCTGCATTGCTTCTCTGTGCCGCAATAGCCTGCGTCTTTTCAAGTTCTGCGATTTTTGCATTTGCAGAATCAAGGTCTTTTTGCAGTCTTTCCGAATCGGATAAACCCTTATCTTTCATGGCTGTGTATTCCTTTTCCAACTCACGCAGTCTTGTCAACTCTTCACTGTTTTTGTTTGCTTTTGCGTTTGCTGCCTGAACATCCTTGCTATTCTCAGCAATGATTTTTTCAATCTGTTCATCAGTCAAACCCATAGCTGTCAGTTCTTCTCTCTTCATAAATTACCTCCGTTATGTCCTACGAATTTTTATACGGTGCAACGACACCGGTTGACATTGCCGGTTTATACGCTCACGGCATTGCGAATTTTTATAAAATAAAAACAGCTACCTATTTCTAGGCAACTGTCTTATTTTGCATTTGTTTTACAATTTCTTGTGCTTTTGCCATCTGCTCTTCCATGTTGATAATGTCAGAAGTTTTCCACAGAGCATCAAGGTAAGGCTTGGAAAGGTTGAAAGTCTTTTCACAATCTCCCCAAAGTCCAACCGTTTTGATTGCAATAAGAGGATGAATACCGCACTGCAGAAGTTGCAGTAATGTCTGCGACTTGGTATACATATTATCTTGTGGACTGTGGTTGATCTGCACATCAAAATCTCTAAGAGTGATTTTCAGATCCTCTTTCTTAATGCGGATAACATTCAGCGCAACCTTGGCCAGTCTCTTCTCTGCTGTCTTAACAACCGGATCCTTAAGCCTTGCTCTTGATTTTGAAAAATCCCATCCGTTTCTCAGCTCAACCGCACCCTGCGTATCACCGCCAGTGTTTCCTTGCTTGTTCGGTATTCCCAAAATTGAAAGTGCGCTGTCTGTTAAATCATCCTTGGAAACCTGTGTCTGCGTTTGGTCAAGTTCCTGTGACATAACGTCCACATCAGACTTATTGTCTTTATTGATGGACTTTACGACCAGCGCATGGTTCATTTTCATTTTCTTGAACTGTTCTTCATCAACCTCGCAGTTTACAAATTTGTACCATGCCTGGATAAACTGCTCTATACCATCCATTCTGTTTGATTGCGTATTATTGATTGCATCCAGAAGGTCTATAACAAGTTCAATATCAGACAACCGCTCATGGTTGTTTGGAAACTCTACAATCGGTATTCCACCAAATCCGTGAAGTTTCCATGTATCAGGAACAACCGCACTGTTTTTTATCTTACATTCATGGGATTCCGTGTAGCAGAGTTTGTACCACTCGCCATTTTCATCTTTTAATTCCTGTACCGCCAAAATCGGTTCTTCGGAACTGCGGTTGTAAATGACAAACGTGTTCATAGGATTAGGTGCAACCACACGTATAGGCACATCTCCATTCACAATCTGAATAGCTTTGAATGATGTTCCGGTTGCCGACTGCCACTCACCAGCTTTTATGTCTTTCTCGTGCTTATTTGCATCTGCTAAGTAATCATTCAGTTCATCTACTGCCTTATTTACAGCTTCATCATCTTTTCTGCTGACAAACTGAATAGGCTCTCCGTAAGTCTGAGCGACCTTGAATTGCACCCATTCAAAAGAATGGTTCTCTACTACTCGATTGGTGATATCCTCATTTGACAGCTTTGTTCTGTATAGTACCGGTTGATCTCCTTTGTAGTACTCCCACAAGTACTTGATAACTGGCTTATTGTAATAAAAAACACCGATGCAATCACCGATAACCTTTACAATGTTGTCTTCGGTTATCTGCTCCACATCCGTATATGCAATTTTTCTACCGTGACAACCCTTTACAAGGTCTTGAAATTTCATAGTGTTCATATTTTCACCTACATAAATGTCATTCCGCTGCTTTGGTCTCTTTTTGGAAGTTTCTTGATCTCACGTTCTCCGGTCTCCGTATGGTAAACAACCATCTTATCGCAATTCCGGCACTTATATGTCTTGTCGATGTGTGATTTTGAACTGCATTCACCGACCAACCGTCCGCATCCCGGACAGTACACTCTAATTTTTTGATTAAAAATCATAAATACCTCTTTTCTGCGCACAAAAATACCGCCCTTGCTGATAAGAGCGGTACTTCTGTAGTCTTCACATGATCTGAGGAGGAAATGAAAAATATCTTGGAATCTTTCTGCATCTTAATAGTATCACGGAAAAATCGGACATATCGGACAAGTTTAATTTGCCATGTAACGATCGAATGCTTTTCTTACGCTATCCTCTGTGTTTCCACCACCGATTCTGTCAGCGACCTTGTTCCATGATAATTTTTCAATAAATCGTAAATTTATGATCCGTCTTATACGACTGTCCTGAACGCTTGCAATAAATTCTTCGACTTCATTATTTTTTTGCAGTAAATCGTCCTCTAAAAGCTGTAAAGTAGCCTTTCTGGAATAAAGCAGTGTCCGTTTTCTGCTGTACTCCGGATAAGGGAATCCTTCAATACGAAAATGTTCAGTGCCGCCGCATCCACCTGATACGCTGTCAACAACATTCCCATCCGATTCAATTTTTCTGATATCCGATTCAAGTTTTTTAATCTTCTGCTGTACTTCTTTGATTTCTTCCTGTAAATCTATGTATTGAGATAAAACCTCTTTAGTCACCATAATCAATACCTCCGTCCGAAAGAGAATGGGTTTTGAATTGCTTCTACTTTTGCTACCCTGTTTCCGTTTGTAATTCGCAATGCAAAGTTTGAAAATACATCCGGTACATCATCTAACTGTTTTTTTCCTGAAACAGAATACCTTTTCAGTAACGACATCATTACACCGTATGGTTCGTTAGGATTATACAATGATGGATCCTTGAATATTACGTGTTGCAAAATCCAGTTAGAGCACTGAAAAATTCTTGCTTCTTTGTTTGTTTCAGTCGGTGTGTCTGTGATGTTGCATATCCATCCTTTACTCTCTACACGCTTATTTACTTCCATTGCCACACGGTCACCGCCGGCATTACGCTCAAATTCGCACTCTTGCACTTTATTATTAACAAGTACATTTGCAGCATTTTCATACTGCATCTCATAATCCGCAGTATTGTCACAAACAGCATCCACGCAGTAATAATCTTCTCCGTACTTTTGCAATACCGGAAGAACAAAAAAGTCGGTTCCTTTTCCCTTGGTATCGCATTGCCCGGTAATAATTTCCGGTTCCCCATGTGGCAGATTAAGATAACGTCTGATTTTTTCTTCCGGAAATAACAATCCCTCACGTTCAATAGGCTCTTGCTTGTAAAGACACCTATAAGAGATTTCATCCATGAGTAATTGTTGATCTTCAAAAAAAGCAACCGTAAATCCGGAAAATTCGTAGTCAAAATTGCTTAATCCTGTTTTTGGGTCAATATCCGGAACTGCAATTACTTTTACTCTCGGATTCCCTTCATACATATTTTGGATCCGACCGATTACATCATTTACGCTCCACCTGGTAGCAATATGGATCTCTTTGCAATTCTTTCCGTCAGTATCTTGTGTCTTTCTTTGTCTTGCATCTACCGCATACTTGTCCCACAGTTTATCCAAAATTATAGGATTCATAGCTTCTTCGATGCCACCGATCATGTCATCTACGAACAAAAACTTTGATGCACGTACCTTACCAGCATTTTTACTTCCTACGGATGTGCACTGAACGGATGGAAATGGTTTATATTTGCCGATGTTAAACTGCTCCATTTTTGCGTTAGTACTGGTAACAGAAAGATTTGGGAAAATTTCATTCCAAGTGTACTCTTCAGAATTTGTGCAAATATCGTACACACCGTCATAGTACATACGTGTAATATCTCCACTGTGAGAGTAAAAAAGGTTGAAATCTCTCGGAAACCATCCGGCAACCAATGCATTTAGCATTTTCTCGACCGTGGTTTTTCCAGCACCAGGGATAAGAGATACGCAGAGGATGTCGTATATATCATCAATCATGCCTTGAATGGCATCCATGAGACCGATTTTAAGAAATTGCTTTCTACGTGGCATATAGAACCGCTCTCTAGGTTCTCTTTTCTTTTCCAAGTATCGGTAGGCACTGTCCACAACCTTATTTTGTGCTTCTAGTAGAAGAACATCGTAAAATTTATCTGTCAAAGAATAGTGCGTCTTGTTTGCAAAGGAATACTTTTCCAAATCCCATATGGTTCCTCCGGTTTTTTCCATGCAGAAACGCTCTACAATGCCTTTAGAACGGTTTGTTATCTGTAAGCCATAAGTTATATCCTTTTCACCGTTTATAGCCACTCTACAGGCTTCTATGTACGCATCAATGACCTGTTCATCAATTCCCTTGCGTTGTATGTAATTGTCATAGCTGTTTACTGCCGATATAAGGCTCTGACTTGCCAATATAAAAGAGCCTCCTTTCCTAAAATTTTGGAAATTTGGCTCTCTGCGTAGGCACTCTACGGCTGGTGCTCTGAAATATTTAATTCAAAAGTTTTAATATTCTGTCACAAAATCTTATATGACTTTTTAGTAGTTCCTTTCTTGTATGGTCATTAACAGGAACACCATCAAAACATTCTGCGTATTCGTTTATCCTTTCCTGTGAAATTCGCTTTTCTGTTTCTAAAAAATCAAAAACCTTATCCTTTGGTAAATTTACACCGATTCTGTTGATTTTCCCGCATTTCGGGCATTTGATTTCAGCCTGTCCGTTAAATTTGCCTAAAAGGCGGTTGCACTTGCTGCAACGTGCATCTGTCAAATAATGCTGACGTTTCCACTCTTCAATCAATTGATATATAAAATCTCTTCCAACGTTTCTTGGTGGAATGTGACACAATGGTAAGTTTCTTTTCTCACATTCCTCGTATTCTCGAATTGACTGTTTTTGAAATTCAGATAACGGAAATGGTGCAATCTTCTCTGCAAACTCAACCAAAGACATTTCACTATCCTGCTTAATTTCTCGCTGAGATGCGTCATATTCCAACTGTTCAGTTAATTCATCTGTTATTGATTCCATTAATTCTGCCATGCTCATTCTTCAATACTCCTATCAAATCATGCATTTGAATCAGTAGTTTTTAAATATTCAACGAACTGTGCCCAAGCCTGTTCGCATGTTAAATCGCCAACAGGATTTTGAACATAGTATTCTTGGAAATATTCCCGGGCCTTTTCTTTTTCATCTTCGGAATATGAATCCCATTTAGAAACTCCTGATTTCTTTTTGAAAAATTCGCACTCATGTTCACTGTCAGCAAATCCAGCACCAGGAATCCATTTTTCCGGATGGTTGCACATTTCAGCCATCCCTACAACTTCGTTTCTATCAAATCCAAGGTAAGCACAATCATGACACGTCATTCCTCCACCAGCTTTCTGCCGCACATGGGGCAAAACTCAATATTGAAATATCCCATAGCCGCTGTATTTGCAAAAATAACAATGGCGGGTTTATTGTCTCCGAAATTCTTCAAAATCTGTGCTTCTGTCAATTCTGTTTCATTCGCACATTTATGAATTTTAATGTATTCTCCGCAGATTGTATTTTCGTCATGCCAGTTTTTACAAAATTTACACATGCTTATTTTTCAACCTCTCCATTAACCGTTCACATTTATCAAGATTTTCGCAAGTAATGTTGTTTAAGTATTTTTCGCTTTTGTCAGATACTGTTGTTATATTCATTTGTATCAGTTTTGGTTCAAAATCTTTACAATACTGACAACAATCTTGAAGAATAAGGTGAAATCCATTCATGCAAAATTCCTCCGTAACCCATGCAGACGGAATCGAACCGCCGACACACATCCTATGCGGATGCCGCTCTTCCACTGAAGCTATGCATGGTATCGCACCGTAAAACCTTTTATGGCTTGCGCTTGCCATAACCAAATGTGCACCACCTACTTGTCACTGACTATCCACAATCTCACAGTCTTGTCTGTTCTCTACTTCATAGGCTTTGTTTTCGCTAAACATATGTGGCTTACGTTTTAGCTAGGGAATAGTTGCCGTGGGAGTTGAACCCACCCGACCCAAACAATGTACGACTACTTTTGAATCTGCAAATTCTACTCGCAGAAGTGTTTTTCGTTGACCGATAATGAGCAACTACTATCCATACATCTCCCATCGACCTGAACTATTGCAGTAGTGCCAGACTAAGTGGAGATAAAGATAAAGTTGGGATGATGGGGCTCGAACCCACAGCCTATGCCTTAGAAGGACACTGCTCTTTCCATTTGCGCTACATCCCAATGTGCGTTTCCATAAGCTGTATGCCTACATTTAAGGCGCTGACGCAGCGCAACACTTATGGCTATTTTTATTTTCGCAGGGCATCCGCCAGTTACCTGCTAGTCGGTTGCGATCCGACATCGTGGGGAAAGAAGGAGTCGAACCTTCGGTGTTTCTAATGTCACGGTTTTACAGACCGCTGCAATCGCCACTATGCATATTTCCCCAAAACCTGTGCCGTATAACCACAGATGAACTTCTGGCATATCTATCTTCTAACTACCGACTATTTCAATCACGGTATCGTCTTATCACCGCAGATAAAGTTTTCTCCGCTATATAGTTGCAAGGCTTCAAGCGGTTACGTGGAAAACCCTCACGAGCCTTGCGACGGCTCTTAACAGCATTCCGCTATGAGGGGAAAGGAGTCTTCCATGTAGATGGAATATTCGCAGATGGCAAAGACCAAAAGAAGAAAACATCTGCGAAACAGGACTACCAGGATTCGGACCTGGGAATGCAGCAGTCAAAGTGCTGTGCCTTACCGCTTGGCGATAGTCCTAAACTCCGGGAGAGAGACCATCTGCTCCCGGATTATTTTCGTGAACCACTTTATTCAAAATTGTCACGCCTGCGCATGGTACTTTTTTAAATAGGGGAAATATTTGTCATTTCCCACACGCAGGCTCCATACACTTATCGTGTCTTGACTTCAACGGTTCGTAGGCATTCCCCAGCCGTAAACGAGCCGCAAGCTGTTTAGGTTTTATGAATTTCACCCACTCTGTTCTCCAAAATGGGATAATTCGCATAATCTCCGGTAACCACATAGTTTTTGTAGCTATACCCACATAAAAGTTATTCCAAATGCAAGAAACATTGCAGTTGCAAAGAAAAATACTCCGTCTGATGCCGTTTTCTGCTTTGGAGCATATAATGCACTTGCTATTGCGAAAAACGCCATTACTGCAGTTGTCATAATTTTCAAAATTATGAATAAAATCATGTTAACTCTACCTCCCACACAAAGTAATTTGCAATCAGCAATATCAATCCGAACGCAATGCCAAGCACTCTTGAAATCGTATCTGCACTAGAATCCCGTGCAATCTGAAAACAACTTCCGCAAATAGTAAGTAATGCTGTTGAAGAACATACTTTTAAGAATTTCCTGATTATGTTTTTCATTTTTTCTTCGTCCTTCCTTCAATTTCATCGATCATTGCCATTACCAGTGCTTTGGCAAACTGACTATTGTTGTGCATTTTTATCAGCAAATTTCCTTGCCGGATAAGATACGACCAGTCATCATCCGTTTTCGGATTAGCGTACTCTTTATGTATCTTCCAAACCTCTGTGTAAATCTCTTTAATCTCCGGTGGCAATTCACATTTCTCCTTAACTGGCAAATCTTCTTTAAGTTCTTTATCAAGTCTGCTCTTTTGGTGCTTCATCTGACAGCTAACCATTTCTGTAATTTTCTCACGGTCTCTCTTGATTCCGTGACCTTGCAGAAACAACTCACATTGCAGGACTTCACCGCATTTTGAACATTCGTCTTTTATCTCTTTCCCAAATATCTGCATACACTTAATCTCTACCAGTGACTACCGCTCTTAAAAATACTCCGATGATGAACAGGATATATACCCATGCAGGAGCATGTAATTGAAACAGTATCCATGCTAAAACTATGTAAATGAAAATCATGTGGTACACCTCCTAAGGGTCTTTTTTATTTTTGAGAATTTTTTAAAAATCATCCACATTCTCTGTAAAACTTTTCTTCCCGTCCGTCATCATAAATAACTCTTGCAATCGGTTCTGCAGAATGATCCACTTTCTGGCACTTTGGAATACTAAGCATATCTACTCGGTTCTTTATAACCTTGATGTGATTGTCTCTCAGGTATTCTTTGTAGTACCACTTGTCAGATAGCTTGTTTCCACCGGAAATGTTTAGTTTTTGCTCACATTCTTTCTTGCCTATCTTTCCAGTTTTGTACTCCTCTAAAATTTCTAAATAGTTTGATACCGGCAACATTTTAGGTCTTCCTGTTTTCTCCGCTCTTTTTATGACCCTTATGTTTAATGATCCATGTGCAATTTGATGGCAAACATGGCAAAGAGGTACAATGTTCCCTATATTGTTTGTTCCTCCCAATGCCAAAGGAACTACATGGTGATACTCTACATCCAAATTACTTCCACAGTTACAGCAAACTGTTCCAAGCTTATCTTTAAGTTCGTCCTTAAATGACGGTCTGTTAAATTGCAATTTGTTTTGTGTGTAAGATAACTCCATGTTAGTATCACCTCCTGTCGAAGCCTTTTTATTTTTTGGGTAGTTTACTGTACTTAGTAGGGCGGGTTTCCGAATTTCTATAAACCCCCTCCCCCATCATCACCAACATATTTCAACTATGCGCAAAATTCGTGCTTCGCGCAGTCTTTATTGACACGTCCTTAACTATCCCATATTTCCGCACGTTTCCGTAGTTGTTGCTACTCATTCGCATCTGCTGTATTATCTCCATACGCTCCGGAATCGGTCAACATTGATGTATTTTGTCCAAAATTTGTGTCTAATCGTGGGAGCTGGTCGGCTGTCCTGGTTATTTTGTGCACAATTTCTTGCTGTGTGGTCTGTTTCCTTCCGTGGTCGTTGTTTAATCGTTCCGTTGCTCCCAGCGCATTCCGCAGATTAAAAGCAACAAGCTGATCACAATCTGCATCATCTAACCAATTTACAAAAGCTTTTCTGACCTCGTCCATGCTCGATGTACTTGATTTAGTTCTCCAAGCACTTAAAGCCTGTTTAGATATCCCTGTTAATATCTTAAATGTATCAGCTGTAGCAGTCATATCATAAGCATTAGCTAACTCCCTAAGATATAAATAAACCTCATACAACAGATCTATGTTGTACGCATTGTAGTTAGTTAGCATTTGGTTGATACTATTATCCACTACGTTTTGGGGTATATCTTTTAATACATTACTAGGTCTTATATAATTGTTATATATATATTGCATGGCACCATTAAAAACCGGTTGCCGTTGTGATCTCATGTCATCGATGCCATAAGCTGCGCAATAATCGTCAAAGTATTTACGGATATTTTTTTTAATCTCGTCAATGTTTGGAATCTCTCTGACGTCCTGCACCGCTCTGCACCTCCTAAAAATCTGCAATAAAAAAATCACTAAGCATCACTCAATAAACCTATGTCTTTTGATCTCCTCCACAGATCATGTAAAAACATAAATTTACAAAAGTGACAAGCTAGTGACTTCTTGTCGGTTCCGGTCTGTCGGCTCCGGTGGTCTTGGTTACAATCTGGGCGGCTGCATATCCAGAGGGGGGTTGGATTTACACCGCTGTCACTCGCACCGTGTTAACGTCGGCTCCCTAACTGCTTTTATCATAACACAAGACCTATTTATAAATCCACAACAATCTTTTACGTATTTGATGATTTGTTGTTGTGGTATGTCTGCCGGTGATCCTGAGTATATAAAAATCATATGCTTAAAAAATATCATCCGGTTAAATTTGACAAATGGGATTTTTTGACAGACAGATAGGTAATTTTTGCAGATGGGTACATGGTGGCAGATGGTCAGCTCTAGTATTTATATATACTTGGTTATACAATGTCTTTCTGCACTTATTTATTTTTATTTTATCTAACCTTTATTTTATCTAATCTCCTTTTATTTAATCTGCGTCTACAAAATGTCTACAATTTGTCTACAAAATTTAGCACGTTAAAATATCACAGTGAAAATAGATCAAGAAAAGCAGTCTGTTACACCTGCTTATAGATTACGATATTTTGATTTTAATATGTTTATAAAATCATCTGTTAATAATCCGGTTTCTTTTGCCTTCTGCGCTTCCTCCCTTGCCAATTTTGCAACATTTATGTTTGATGTGGTCACAATCTTGATTTGCTTGTGATTAACAGATACGCAAGCAATCCATTTGTTTTTTACCGTGTCCCAATTAACGCCAGGGATGCCGCTGTTTTTATGTATTCTGGTTGCTTGCTTTTTATCGTTGTATAATTTTTTTGATTTTTTTACTTTTACTTGATTGTTTTTATTCCAAGTTAAAGATTGCTGATTGTCAATTATTTTTAGATGTTTTTTTGCACATTGCTTACAAAATCTTTGTAAGCCGCTGCATTTAATTATATCACATCCGCAAGACTCGCACTGTATAACAGATCCAAGCGGAATTATATAACTGTTTTTTTTGCGTTCTTTGTATCTCTTGGATTGCTCTTTTTTTCGTTCCTGACTGCATTTCTGGCAGTAAAACGCCCTCGGACCACCTAAAAAGCTGGTTCCGCACGTTCTGCAGATTCTTGGTAGTATATTATCTTTCATCTTTTTACTCCAATGCAAAAAAGCGGAGCTTTTCGGCTCCGCTGAATATTTAATAACAAGGGTTTTCCTTTGCTAATTCCCAAACCTCGCCAAATTCCTTTTCGTGGCGTTTTGCATACTCATCAAAAAACTCCTGATCTGTGCAAGGTACTAAATCTCCGTGTATTTGCTCTCTTAAATCGTCATCCATAAAAGATACCGCCAAATCATAATCAATTTCTACTCCATACTCATTTACAACTGTATTTCTCATATTCTCCACCTTTTACCTTTCTTTTATGCTGTTTGTTTACTTGTTCGTCTGATCCGTTCCGCTCTCGCTGTGATCCGGTCAATTAGTGCCCTGTCACCGTATGCGGTTTTGCTGGCAAATAACTCCTGATCGGTCATGCTCTCCAGTGCTTGGAGCGTTTCCTCTTGCACTGTTTCCAGGGCTTGGAGTTCTGCCATGTTAAATTCTTTCAGCCGTTCGGATTCCGTTGTTTCCAGTTGATCCCGGTAGTACTGGAAGAACTGCCGGACGTTTGAACGGATCCGGGCGGCTTTCTTTGCTGTGATCTGCTCCGGCGTTCCTTTCATGTCGTTCGCTCCTTTCGTTCGTTTGTAATTGTATTATACATTACTCAATTTATTATGTCAATACATTTTTATAAATTACTCAATATTTTTCATTTTTGCTTTTATTGCCTCTAATATATAAGCGTTTAGGCTTAAGCCGTCCTTTTCTGCTGCTGCTCTCACCTGGTCCCTATATCCATTTGGTAGCATGACAGATACCCGATCATATTTAGATTTGTTGTACTCGTTTTGCTTATTATAACGCTGTTCTAATTTTCTTTTTGCTTCCAATAATTCCATTTTGTGTACCTCCTTTTTACTTATTATAGTATACTCAATTTAATTTATCAATATACAACATTCTTTTTGTATAAATTACTCAATATATTTATTGTTTAATTGTGCAATATGCTATTTTGTAAAATATTACTCAATTTATATTGACTTATGCAATTACTCAATATATAATAGCATTAACAACAGAAAACAAAAGCCGGTGACCACCTACCAAGCGAACACCGGCACCCAAAAAGAAAGGCACCCATATTATAACACGGGTGAAAAGGTAAATCAATATGTATAACTATTTAGAAGCAATGAAAGAAGATATCAAAGAGTACATCAACAACGAGATTAATTTAGAAGATTTTGCAGACCGTGACGAGCTGGAAAGCTACTTAAATGATGAGCTTTTTACAGAAGACAGCGTAACCGGAAACGCAAGCGGATCTTACACTTTTAGCAGAGCACAGGCGCAGGAATATGTTAAAGATAACATTGATCTTTTAAAAGATGCTTGCGAAGAGTTCGGAACAGATGCCGCAACGGTTGGAGAATGGTTTTTATCTGAGGACTGGGAAAAAATGGACGTAACAATTAGATGTTATCTGTTAGGGCAGGCAATCGCCGAAGTTTTGGACGATATGGGGGAAGAATAAGAGCATGGAGAATTTTATATTACTAATTTTTGCAATGCTCGCCGGGTATGTGCTCCGGTATTATAAAGAGTTTAGCAAGTAAGACAGGCTTACACCGGGGATCGTGTCCCCGGCTTGCTTTTACCCGGATAACCGGGAAAAAATGAAAATGTGGAGGAACAAGAAAATGAAAATTATAGAAATTTCGGCAATGCCTGACGGCACAGAAATACAACTAGAGGATTGGCACGACAAAAACACAAAAGATTATAATGATTTATACGGTTATGTAATAGGTGTATATCCAGTTGCTAAAAATTCCGGTCGTTTGGGTTGGGTAAAATCCGGAGAAAAATTTAGAATATCAATTAGTTATAATAAATTTGCAAATTATACCGATGAAATGGTGTTGAATGATTTTGAAGCGTTAAAAAATGGAGAAAAAATATTATCAGATTTAAAAGATCATTTTTTTAATAACTTTAAAGATCAATTTTATTTAGGAATTATAGATTTTGAACCTTGACAGCCATTGCAGAGGATGCCAGCCGGATCACTACCGGCGGCGGTTTTATGGGTTGAATTTACCCCAAAAATTAAAAATAGGAGGTTGCCAGGATGAAAGAAAAGAACCTTGAAAGACTTTACAAGCTGTTAGAACGTGCAGAGCGTGATCACGACACGGAGACAGCCGCCGCCCTGCGGTGGGCAATTTTTGAACTGGAAAACAGATAAAAGGCGGCTTGCAACCGTCTTTTTGCCGTGTTCTGGGTGATCTGCTACCGCTTGCGGTGGTCTATTTGTGTTACTCTTCCACCGGATCCGGTCAGATCCTGCGCCCTAATATATTGACGGCTTGCGCTGTCTTGGTGTACAATCAAATATTACAAGGGGGATTTTATCAAAATGCGAAAAGTGGGAATCGGTCATGTATACGACATTATGGAGAGCGTATCGGATGCCGGGGAACGGCTGGAAACCGTCATTCGGGTGGAGAGCGCCGCCGGTGGTATGTCTCCGGAATCTGCGGAGCTGCTGCGGTCTGCGTATGATTCTATGCTTTCGGCAGTCGGAGACCTTGCGAAAGCTGCGACACATTGACCGGTTCAAGACTCGCACCGCAGAAGTGTGCAGATGTTACACACCTTGAACCGGTCTGAAAAAATCAGAGAAAAACCTCTGAAAACGGATTTTCCAGCTTGAAAAGTGCTACCCCGGGGGGATTAAAAATTTTTTCATTATATTTTGTAGAAAAATTTTTCTTTCAAAAACCTATGAAAACGAGATTTTCGGTTGAAAATGCAGACCTACGGGGGTATCAAAACGGTTGACCCAAAAATATTTTTTCAATACTTCACATCTATTTATCGACAGAATATCACAAATGTGTTAAAATTCTATAAAATCCAAAATGAAAGGGGTAATTACTCTATGAAACAAAGTGGTTTAGGAATTGCTTCGATGATTTTAGGAATCATCAGTATTTTGACAGCTTGTATAGCTTTTGGAATTGTGCCGGGAATTATAGGTGCTGTTCTTGCTATCATTGCATTATGTCAGAAAGACAAGAAACACGGCACTGCTATCGCAGGACTGACTTGCTCTATTATCGGAATTATTATTTTTGCCATTATGGCATTGTTTGTAAATAGTGTATCCGATAGTAGCAAGGAATCTACTGGAACACAAGCATCAGTTTCTGCAACAACGGAAAGTTCTGCCGCAGTATCAGAAATCACACCGGAATCTAAAGTTGAAGAAGCGGAAGTACCTAGTGGTACTGTTATTTCTCCCGGTTACACATTCGATGCGGACGGCTTGCAAGTTACAATAAATGATTTTGACCTTTACTACACTGATTATGAGGATGAATACGGTTGGAACGCTCCTGCTGATGGAACAAAATACATTATGATTGATGTTTCCTATCAGAACAACAGTAAAGATGATAAGTATGTAAGCATCTACGATTTCCAGTGCTACGCAGACGATACAGATTGTGAACAAAATTACAGTGTTGTGGATAACTCTTCTTTGAATGCGAATATTTCAAGTGGCAGAAAAACATCTTACAAGATTGCATTTGTAGTTCCACAGGATGCGCAGAGTATTGAACTGGAATACGAAACAAGTTTATGGACGGGTAACAAAGAAGTTATCAAATTACAATAGAATATAGGATTTTAAGGGCATCCGAAAGGGTGCTCTTATTTTTATGTTGCGAACCTACGTTCGTCATGATATAATATGTGTCAGTTAGGAAGTCTTGCGCCACGTCCGGAGAGTGAAAGCTGATTAGACAGCCTAGATTGTAACCAAGACCCGGAATAAAGACAGACCAAAAAAAGATTGGAAGTTCGCTACTCCAACAGTAACAGGGGTAGTGGGCTTATTTTTATGCTCTTCTGCCCCATGACAATGTATTTGTTGGAGGTAGAAAATGTTAGTTGAAATCAAAACAGTAAACAAAGAAGAAATAACCGTTGTAACAAGCCTTGATGTTGCGGAAACGTTTGGAAAAGAACATTATCACGTAATTGAAGATATACGTGAGATTGCATCAAAAATTAGTACACCCGAATTTTCGGGGCTATTCTATGAGACAGAATATAAGGCATCAAATGGAAAGAAAAATCCTATGTATTACATGAACAGAGATGGCTTTACACTTTTGGTCATGGGATACACGGGCGAGAAAGCTATGCAGTTTAAGATGGCTTATATTAAGCAGTTTAATGCTATGGAAAAGGCTCTTATTGGCAAAATACGGGAACGTGAAAAAGGAATTGGTGTCCGCAGGGTACTTACGGATAGTTTGCAGAGGACTTCCGAAAATGAACGGATGCACGGTCATGCATACTCTACCTACACCGATTTGATTTATAAATCAGTATTCGGAAAAACCGCAAAGCAATTACGGCTTGACCTTAATATTGGCAACAAAGAAAACATCCGGGATTATCTGACCGAGGAAGAACTACTGTTAGTTCAGAATGCAGAAATGCTTGTAAGTTCACTGGTTGGATACGGTTGGGGATACGGAGAAATTAAGGAATTTTTGGAAAATAAGTCGGTGAATAAACTGGTCGGATGATAGACGCCCTAGATTCAATCTAGTGCATTTTTATTTTTTGAAAAAATGCTTGACTTGTATCTCGAAACATTATATAATGTATCTCGAAACAAGGAGGTGATACCCATAGCACCTAAAAGCAGAGCCGATTACTTCAAAGAGCGAAGAAAGAAAACAAAAAATTTTAGTGTTGAAATCGAAAAGGAAAAGTTTGAGAAGTTAGAGGAAAAACTTTCCCAAAAAGGATTGACTAAAACGAAATGGTTTAACGAAAAAGTTGATGAAGAAATCGGAAACTAAAAAAGAAGGAGCAGCCATACCCGCAAAGTAACCGGCTGCTCCTTTACCCCAAAAGGATTATGTAAATTATAGCACTGCATCTTCCTTTTGGCAAATTATTTTTGATTAAATGGAGGAGCTGAAAATGAGAGAAGAACTTATCAAAAAAATTATCTGTAACCTTGAAAATACCAGCATTCATTTCCTCAAATGCATATTGGCATATACAAATATACTTTGTGATAGATAAAAAGAAAGGAAAAATAATATGGAAAATATTGTAAACGTTGAAGGAACAGAGTTAGATGTCAGAGAATACAATGGTCAGATGGTTGTTACTTTTGACGATATCGACCTTGTTCATAAAAGACCAAGTGGAACGGCTAGAAAAGCGTTTAATAGAAACAAAAAGCGCTTTATAAATGGCGTTGATTATATTGTTTTGGAAAAAGAAAATTCTAATGTCCACCGGGTGGACATTAGAAATATTGATATTCCAAACAGAGGTATTACTGTATTCACCGAAAGCGGATACCTTATGCTTGTAAAACCATTTAAGGATGATTTATCATGGAAAGTTCAGAGGAGCCTTGTCAATGCTTATTTTGCATTAAGAAATCAACATCCAGCACCTACTTCCACCACAGCAATCGAGGAAAAGCCGACATTAGAGTTTGAAACAGACTGGTTCTGCATCAACCGTGGCAAAATCAACTACATCTGCCGTTGCTACGACATTACATCAAAGGAATATATGCACCACTTACTTGAAGTTTTGGGAAGAACGTATAATTTTGATGAAGCAAAGAGAATTTACAGCGCAACGACCGGAAACTGGAAATGCAGAAATTCCGAAGTAATCACCTACTTCCCACAGCTTTCAGAACTTGCATCTAAAATTCTTCAGCAAGATGTTGATAACTGTGCAACAGAAGAGACCCCATAAAAAGGGGTCTTTTCTATGCCATTCTTTCCATGTATCCACTTATCAATTCATCAGCCAGCGCAAACACTTCTCTTCCGTAGGTAGCCAAAAAGTCGGCAACAATCTCTTCTGTCTGAATGTCCATAGTCAGATTGTAGGATAAGCAGAACGCATGGCACAATTCATGGCACAGGACACGGTCATAGAAATTACCATGAATCATATTTGATATGTAAATGTCTCTTGTGTTCCTGTCTGTCATGCCAAACGTATATGTACCGTCAGAACGCATCAGCATAGGGCTGTGACTGCCTACGAGCCTTAAATTCCAGTCCATTCCATTTATCGTGAACAACTTACCACCTCCAACATAAAAGGGGCTAAATAAGCCCCTTAAGTGTTTTAACCGATTTTTGTTACCAGTGCAGACAGCTTATTCCGCAGTACCGTCTTTTCTTCCGGTGTTGCATCGTTGATGATCTCCGTCATGTCGTTTGCAAGTTCGGTCATGTAGGTGTTCAGGTCACGGACTTTTGCTTCTTTGTCCTGCTGTGTATTCGCCTTATGCAGTTCTTTATTTTCCATGTAGGTTCTGCGGCTCATGCCACTTCTGCCCTCTCTTGCATCACGCATACCGGATGAAGAAGTTTCCGTGTAGTACATACGTCCCATGTCTCTGTCCATGTCACGGTGATACATTTCCGGGGTCATGTGGTAATAAGGTGGCTCTTCATAACCTCTGCGGTAGGTTCCACGACCTTTAGGTGCAAATCTGCCGTCAGCATAGCGGTAATGGTCATAGTACCGTCTGCCACCGTCACCGTAACGATCAAACATTTCCACGACTTCTTCCGGATCATATTCCTGCATGGTTTTTGTCAGCTCACGGTAGTACATTGCTTCGGATAAGTCTTTCATCATGTCGATGACCTTTCCCATTTCGCAAGTGTCTACATGGTCGATGCCCTTGTCAAACTGCGCTTTAGCGCATTCAGAAAGTTTCTCAATCATTTCATGCATTCTTTTAACATCCATGATTTTTCACCTCCTACGCTTCACGAACAGCAATCAAATTGCTGTTCTGCACTTCAATATCTTGCGTAGAAGTGTTCTGAACGGCTACCGTACTGCAGCATCCACGAGGAACATCAATGTAAGCCTGTGCAGAAACGTTGAAAAAGGTCTCTGCGGCTGCCGGAGTTACAATCATTCTTGTGGACTGTAAAGGTTCCCCGTCTACTGCCAGCGCAAGAGAGATTTCCCCAACAGTTCCACCCGTGGGAATCTGAATGTTGCCGGAATAACTTACAAGGAATCTTGCACGACACTGATTAGTGATACCTCTTAACTTCACAATTCCGGATCCCTCTCTATGATTGATACAGTTACTTCCATTTACGGCAGTTTCGGTAAAAGCAACGTCTGCTCCTGCTGCCACAGTCTGTAATGCTACTGCTGTATATTCAGCCATAATAAAAATACCTCTCTTTCAAAATCAAAGGGGCAAACCATATAGTCTGCCCCATGTTGTCAGTAATTCTGCATAGCAGACATAACCTTAAGGTTAAGTTACTCGATATGCAGTTTTAGCATCCGCAACCAGTGTTGCAACCGCATCCGTAATATACATTAGGGTTGGGAACCTGGTATGCAGGAATGGGTGTAGGGTTCACAGCGTTAATGATCTGCTGTGTCTGTGCACTCATGGCAGTAGTCAGAAGAGCATTCTGACGATCCTGAGAAGCGGCTCTGCGCAGATCGTTGTTCTCTGCCTGCAGAGTAGCGATCTTATCCTGGCATAAGTAGTCAAGGATTGCTCTTGTACCTGCATTCTGGCTGTCGATAATGTCACGAGTGTTGTTATTCATGGTGTTCTGCAATGCGCAAGTATTCGTTGCCATATTGTAGTTTACACCCTGGATAGCTTCACGGGTGTCGCAGCAACATTGTGCTAACTGTGCCTGTAAAGCGTTAGCATTCTGCATTCCTGCTACGGTGTCGGCATTGATAGCCTGTTGGATGCCATAGCCAGTCTGTAAAATGTTGGTATTTACGCCATTAAATCCGGTAAGCATACCGTTGTTTACAGCGTAGAATCCGTCACACAGACCGTTGTTGATTCCGTCCAGTTTACCGATGATAGACTGGGTGTCGAACCCTCTTTGCAATGCAGAATCGGTGTAGTAACTGGAATTAGAGCCATTACCGCCCCATCCATTACCGCCCCATCCGCCAAAAGCGAAGAAAAGGACGAAAATAATAATCCACCATGCTCCATCGTCACCCCATGCACCGTTGTTTCCATATCCGCTGTTGGCAGGCATAACAGGCATGGTAAAGGGAGTATTGTTACTCTCAAACATAATTTTTACCTCCATATAAGATTTTTTATACTTAATCTTGCAAGAATTTAGTATCTACTTCATAGGAAACTGACGCTTGAATTTATCAAATTCGGAATCAAAATCCATACCTCGTTCCTTAGCAATATTTCTTCCTAACTGCTCTACTCCAGCAAAATCTCCTTTTTGAGCCATGCCCATTATATTTTTAGCCATAGGGTTTGACATGATCTGACTGTTTCCCATCATATTTTGGATAAACTGTCGCGGATTCCCCATTGTCTTAAGCATCTGCATAGGATTCATCATATTCATTCTGCATCATCCTTTCTTTGCGATTGTGGAGTTTTTCTTTGCGTTTGCGAAGATTTCAACTGCTCAATCTTTTGCTCCAGTTCATCGAAACGCTTCATAAATACCGCTGTAGCTTCGTCTGATAGGTCAAATTTCGCTTTTTCTGTTTCTGACGGTAAATTGTTAGGGTCTGCATCTAAAAAAGGCTTGTAGATCCTTGTATAGATTTTTCCATCTGCTCCCCAGGATTTAGCATAGATCTCCGACAAGTCCTGTTTTGGGAAGAATGCTGTGTTGCCATCCATAGGAACCTCATTCGGTGCTATGCACTCTTGCGCCGGTACAATACGACCGTACATCTGTACTGCGTTTTGCTGTGGCTGTTGCATAAACTGCTGTGGCTGGAACTGTTCCTGCTGTGGCATAAACTGTCCGTACATAGGTGTTCTATACTGCGGATTGAAATAGTTCGGATTCATAATCGGCTGCGGCATGGCTGTTCTCCCTTTCTTCCATTGATTCTATCTGTTTCGCAATTTCAACTTCATCAAGTGTCTGATATGTCGGCTTGTTCATAAGTCCCAACGGACTGAAATTCATAAGCATTACCCGTTTCTCCTAAAACTTCCTCGATCACATGAACCATGATTGATTGATACTTAATCGGCACTTCCCTTGTACGTTCTTTGCTGAATATATGTTCCAGTGTTTCATCTGAAAATTTGAATTTTCCCATAAGGTCATCCCTCCTTATGATTAAATTTTGGCATAAAAAAAGTCGCATATAGTGACACATATACGACACTTTTGCGACAAACGAAAAAATATGCAGTTTTAAAAGTATGATAAATACGGCATTAGCACATCCTATTGCCACTCCAATGATTATCGGTGAGATACGCAGATTTTTACGGGATAACAATAGCATCCGTGTTTCACGGTCTCTGAAGGACACCGCCTACAAGGCAATCTACGCCCGCGATACCCTGACCAGGAAAAATCTGAAGGAGCCTACCGTGGAAGAGATCGCCGCGGAGGTGGGTATCTCCAAGGAAGACATCGTCTATGCCTTAGATGCCATGCAGAACCCCATGAGTCTCTACGAACCGGTCTACACCGACGGTGGTGACACCCTCTACGTCATGGACCAGATCAGTGACAAAAAAAATAAGGAAGAGACGTGGGTGGAACATCTCTCCCTCAGTGAGGCCATGAAACGTCTGAACGACAGAGAACGCCATATCATCTCCCTGCGCTTTTTCGAAGGAAAGACCCAGACCGAGGTGGCCGATATGATCGGCATCTCCCAGGCCCAGGTCTCCCGTCTGGAAAAAAATGCATTGAAAGCTATGCGGGGCTATCTTACCGCATAGACCTTGATCCTCGTATTCTCTGTAACGTATGATACACCAGCCAAAACATCCAGTATCCGATGATTCCTCCCAGCACGTTGGTCAGGATATCATCGATCTGAAAATAACCTCTGCCGGTAATGAGCTGGAAAGTCTCCACTCCCAGGCTGGTCACAAAAGCCGCAAAGATGTTCCTGAAAAATCCCCTAAGCCAGGGAAATGCCCAGGGGCACGCAAAGCCATACGGGATGAAAAGCAGTACATTTTCCACCACGAAGGCGTTATTTCTCGTATTGATCCCCCAGGTGGAGAAAAGCTCCAAATCCATAGCGCGGTTCCTGCTGCCATCCTCTCTGGAGAAAAAAGTAATCACCAGTATGATCATAAGGTACAAAGAAAACACCATGAGACCTGCCATCGGAAAGGCTTCTTTTCCCTTCCGCTCCCTCCTGGCATTCATTGCATTCAGGATCAGTCCCATGACAGCACCGGCCATCACACCATAGGGCAGATATTGCATGGCGCCGTTCAGATCCCTTATTATATATTTCCAAATCATTCTTTCTTCATCCTATATCTGTCTCTTAAAATTCCCGTTTCACATCTGATAAGTGTCCCAGTGAGAAGGGGCCTCATCCCATAGCTTCTTATTCTCAAATAATCTGTCGTTCATCCAGCCGACCGCATCCACCACTCCATCCTCGTCAAAGGAGAACATGGCCCTCTGCTTCTTCTCCTCCGGTGTCTTTAAAAAGTTAAAGGGCTCCGGCCAGACCGTCACGAGAAGCTTTTTGCCGCCTTCCGGATCCTCAGTCTGCTCCAGACGGTAACGCATCCCCTGGTGGCATCCGGTGAATTCCGTCTTTTTTAAATATTCCATTGATAATATATCATCACGCTGTATCAT